TCTTTTCTTATCAAAAAAACTCACTAAGAAAAAGCCTTAACAAATCTTACTATAACTGCATACCAAAATAACATAGCTACTAAAAAAATACCACTATAAACAATTATATTTAACCATTTCATTTTTTACTCCTTTTAAGATATTCTTTTCTAACTTTTTTAAGTTTATCTGTTACAGTTATATGTGAATATAAAAAATCTCTTTCTTCTTCACTTCTTATTGGTTTACGATTAATAAAATCTATAAATTCTGTAGCTCTACCCATCTCTTCTTTCCCTTCTTATTGTAATAGTATCTGCAAGTGTATTTGTGGTTAAAACTATATTGTCATTTATTTTCCAACCCATTATTTCATTCCAAACTTCAGGTGGAAGATTAGTACAATGTGAATTGCTGCGAAGTGAAGATTTTATATCTTTTTTTCCTTCTTGAAATAAATCTGCTCCATTTATTTTGTGAAACATCATATTATTTCTTTTCTCTTTCATTTATTCTCCTGTTGTATTCTTTTATTAAGTTATAATATGAAGGCATTGGTCTATAGTTTGGCTGTCTTTCAATGTTGTTTTCTACAAACTTTATACAATTTAATAAATATCTATCAGACATATATTCTATTAAGTGTTCTAAACCTTCATTATCTGTCCAATAGATACTCATCTAATATAAACCCCATTCTTTCAATGCTTTTACAAATGCTTTTTTAAATTTATATCCATTGCCCCATATCTTTTTTTCAATATGTAATATCCAATCAAATTGCTGTTCTTTTGTTAGGCATCTATCTCTACTTATGTGATACCATTCTCTACCTTTTACTGTAGCACTTATGTAATTTTTAGTGTGCCTCCAAGTCGTGTTTGCTGATGGGTCTTTATAATTATCAAAATCATCTCCTGTAAACACTTCAAGTCCTCCTATTCGTTTACTCATTTTTTCTCCTTTAAATTAACTAACCAGTCATTTAATTCTTGGACTACCAACACAGGCCCTCGGTCTTGCTTGATTATTTGTACATCAACATTTTCATTAGGTTGCATATGTGTTGCTATTTTCTTTCTACATTTAGCCTGTACTTTTATATTGTCATTTATAAGCACATCAACTTCAGGGTGTTCTCCTAGTGCTAATCCATTTGATCCCCATGCACGAACTGCTTTAACATCATGAAGCTCACAAATTTCTACAATCTTTCTTTCAAACCTAGAACCTTTATTCTTCTGAGGATTGCTCATCTTCGCTTATTCCTTCCTGCCATAAAATAGCATCTTGTTTATTTAAAAATCTTCTACCATCGCTTGTAATATATACAAAATCTAATTCGTGTTTAATTACCACTTTTCCTATAATTCCTTTCCGATATGATGCTTTGATAAAGCCACCAACACTTTTTATTATTAGTTGCTTTCATAATTATATCATGAGCTTTATCTCTTTTTTTTGCATTATGAATAGACATACATGGTTTGCAGTAAGTTATATGTTCCCAACCACCTTTTGACCAAGCATCTTTTGTTTTGTGCTTTTTACACATAGGACATTTTTTTGTTCTCATACTACTCCTAAAATGGAGGGTAGGTTATCCTTAAGGAGGGATTTCGATGTCGAGTGTGCGAACTCGTTGCTATACATAGTACCTACCCTATAAGTTTAATTTATAATTTCTAAAGTATCTTCAGCTATCTTAACTGCTATAGCATCATTAGATTCGATTATAATAGCTTTTAAAGCTTGAATAGCTATTTGCAAATCTTTATTTAATACTTTAACTAAAATTTCATCTTCCATAATTTACCTATATTGTTTAATTTTAACTTTGCAACAACTTGAATCTTCTGATAATATTTTATATATATCACCAAAATGTATTTTGTTGCATTTACTACACCTAGATAGTCTAGCTCTTCCAGTTTTATCTAGGGGGTAATGTAAATCTAAATCAATTTTTTCTTCTTGCTGTGTAATCTCATCGTTCCAAGAATGTCCATTTAAATATGTAGAAGCGTGTTTCCTATATTGTTTATCAGGAGTTGCTTTTACATAGTTTTTAACATGTGCTAATATAATTTTTACTAAATTCTTTTTGACATGCCTTTTCCAAGCAATTTCAGCTTTTGACCTGCCTTTTTTATTGTCATATAAATCCCAAAATTCCTGGAAACCAACAAGAGTACCAACAGGTGTAGGGGTAGGCTTTTTGTAACTCCTCGCAATACGAAAAACCTCCGAAATAGGCAACCATTTCTGTTCACCTGATGGTTCTCTTATTAGTATTTGATGTTCCATTAAAATGGAATATCCTCATCCTTACTCACTTCATAGGATTTACCTGAAGCTTGTTTTTGGTATGTAGAATCACCTTCGCCACCTACTTTAGAAGATAAATTCATACCTACGCTTTTAAGTATTGATCCTTGATAATTTGCCCATCCAGCAATCCTTAACTTTGTACCTGCTGGTATAGCTTCAGTTATCTCAATCATACCTGATAAATTAGGTCTTTTGTTTTCTGCATTAGCATCTTCGTTATTAAATATGGTAGCTTTACCATGATTGTTATAGTCTGACATTCATTCTCCTTTAAGGTTTGTAGTTTTTAGGTGGATACCATTTGCCATTATACTCAGTCATTTCAGCTCTATAATTAGGTAAATTATATAAATCTCTACCTATACCAAACTGAACTGCTGCTCTTTTAAAAGCATCACTAGCTTCACCTTTTTGTTTTTCAACATTTGACTCAACACCACAATCCATTTTAGTAGATGTACCATATGTACCATCTTCTCTTTGAAATGTGATAGTAATTTTACAAAACAAATTACCTTTGATTTCAATAAAATCACTAGACCAATTACATGGACCAACAACTTCATCTAATTTATCCTGAACATACCTAGCATCAACATAACATAACATATTAGCCATCTTTCTACCTTGATAGGTAAAAGTATTGCCAACACGATATTTACGTTCATTTTCAGGTGTTTCAGCATTTAATTTATACAAGTCTTTTTCTTGTATCATTTTAACTCCTTTCTTCCCATAGATCAGTTATTTTACATCGCAATATGCGACTTAGTTTTGACAAAGTTTTTCTTGTAGGAGTTCTACGTCCTGCACAGATATTTGACAATTCTGTATGATGAATATTTAATTTGTGTTCTGCTAAGAACTTCATACTATATCCAGCATTTTTAATTCTTTTTTTAATCTCATTTTTTATCATTAAATCTCCAATTTATTGGGAGTGCTAATCACTACAAAGAAAGGTAATTGCAGCCTGAAACCTCACGATAGCAGGACACTCCCATTATAATTTTAAACAACATTTTTTGTATTTTTTTCCACTTTGACATGGACATTTATCATTTCTACCTATATTTTTAATTTTATGCTGCCAATCTAATGCTTCAGCTCTTTTTGTATTTTTTATATATATTGCATGTTTTTCGTTTTCATTTTTATTAATTATACTGTAATTCAATAAATTATAATCTGTTTTACCATTAGATAATTTTGGTGGATTACACGAATAACTACCATCCATTTGTTCTTTCCATATAGGTTTATATATTTCACCTGTATCTAATAACAAATCATTTTGATTGTTAACAAGCTGCCTCATTTATTTAGCATCCTTCAATGGCAGGTTGCTACCAAATTGTTTTATAAATTGATATATAACTTCATCATTAGGCATTTTATCTAGAATATACTCTTTAGCTATAGGGTCTTCATTTTTAGCTAACATAATTCTCATTTGTTTAAAATCAGGCTTTTTCATCAGTAAAAACCTCCAGTATATATCCAAACAATGGATGATCATGGTCATAATGTGCCTTATTAGTACACTTTTTAGCAAGATTATCGTATTTGCCAGGGTTAGTATCGGTTTTAATTATTTTTTCTTTAATAGGCATCGTTGTAGGTACTGGAATACTTTCAGAATAACCTACACACCATTCACACTCAAAATAACAACCTATTGATTTGCAGTAAGCATATTGCTCGGCTTCAGTAGGCATTAATTTTATAAGGTGTTTAGGTGGAGCAGTAGACATAACTCTCATTATATTTTACCTATAAGATTAATTATTGACAATAATAACAAGCAACTTATAACACCAACAAAACAATAAAATAAACTATCGTATTGTTTTACTACTTTAGACTTTCTTCTTTTCTGTATATCAGTAAATTCTTTTTTAAACTCTTGCCAATTTTCTAAAATATTAGCTAATTCTTTTTGCATATTTGCATTTCTAGCTTCTATATCTTTATACTTTTGTTCTGTACTTCTCTCATCTATAGGTTCAAATATTAATTTAGCCATTAATTTCCTTTCCATTTATTGTAAGCTCTCTATAAGATGGTGATAGTTGATTTATCTCTATACATAAATCTAACCATTCTGCTAAAGCCTGTAACTTGTCAGGGTCATTATCAGTAACAATCTTAGATAACTTAGCTCTTTTTTCGATTAATTGTATTAGTATCTCATTCATAGCCTTATTTTAAACATAATTTTAATTCTGTGCAACTATTATTTAAATATTTCTTTAAAAAAAAATTACATCGAGGCTAATTTATAAAGGTTTGGAATTGTCATACTTTGTTTTTTATATTTGTGAGCCTGGTTAGGGTTGGTTTGAATCTTCTAGCTATCCAGGATCAAAAGTTACACTAGAAGGGGTTTGCATCATAATAACAGCACAAACCGAAGGCAATTGAGTGCGATGCTATATTAATACTAATGAATAAATAATTGTCCGAACTTTTGTAGGTATTTATAAGAAGTTTATCTAGGTCGACAGATTCGGCTCGTTGGTTAAATAGATTGGGTTTCCTGCTCCTAGCTTAGGGGTAGGGTAACCTCTATCTAAATCTCTAAATTCTCTCATAGGTTAAATAGTTCTTAGTAGTTAAAAAGATATTAGAATAATCATAAATAGGTGGAATTTCTTGTAAAATATATACCCATGCTTGTAATAAAACACCATTCCTTCTAGGATTATTGTTAATAACAAAAATTTGCTCCAAAACACGTTCAAAAATAACACCTTCACCTTTTAATTGATCCAGGTCTTTAAGCTGTTCTCTAGTAACGCTATAAACATCACCTAAAATTTTATACCTTTTGTCTGTATTATAAAGGATTCCAGGATAACCTCCAAGATTTACCATATCAAAGGCAGCTATAGTTTCACCAGTACCTAAATAATCTACATAATCTATTTGATCCAGGATCTTCTGACTTTTTTTATTATTACCATATATAAATACTTTATTAACAAATTCCATACCATAATTTACAAAAAATATTACATTTTACTAAATTTATAAAGGGGGTAGGCACTTTTTGCAAGTTTTTTAATTATTTTCTTCTAAAAAACTGACTTTTCCTGGAAAATGCCTAAAAAAATTTTACATCGCCTCTCATTTATAAGTGTTTTGATCCCTTGAACCCAGTTTTTGCAAAAAAAATCATAAAAAAAAAGATTAATAATTTTTCAAATTTAAAAATTCAAATATTATGTATAGTCAAAATTTATGCTAAAAAAAACATAAAAAAAGCTTAAAAAAAGATCTTTTTAAAAAAAAGTTTAAAAAATAATGATAATTTATATTTATATTATTACATGATGTTAATCACATCAATTAAAAAAGAAAGGTTACACAATGAAAACAGAAATAAATAATAATGATAATAAAAGAGCTGAAACGCTTTTAAATAATATACCAGAATTTTTATACGCTTTTAAAAGTGATAATAAAAATGATGTTATATATATAAGGTCAAATGTTACGGGCTATTATGAAACCAATAAAAAAGCTGAAACCGTAAAACAGCTTTTAAACCTTAATAAAAATCTTTTTAATCCTGGTTTAAGTGATAATATTAAACTTGAATTAATTGACATTTTAAAAGCGTGTAGCATGTTTGAAAACGCCACGCCTGAAAATTATATAAATGTTAAATATAAATTGAAAGGTGGTAAATAATGTTTAATCTATTATCAAACGGTGTAACAAATAGTAAAATAAAAAAGAATATGAAAGAAGGTTATTTGACTTACAGCCTGAATTTTGCTCACTCTAATTTATCAGGGTATAATGTATGCCAAAAAGCTGAATTATTAATTGGTAATAATGACAGTAAATTTTCAGGATCCAAAGCTGCTTGCAGTTTAAGTTGCGTTGGTGGTGGTGGCCTGGCCAATGTATATTCAAGCGTATTAGAAAGTCGTATTAAAAAAACAATCTCATTTTTTAAAGACCGTGATTATTTTTTAAACTCTTTAGTCTATGAAATAGAAAAAGCAATCAAACAGGCTAAAAACAAAGGTCTTAAACCTTCATTTAGATTGAACGCTTATTCTGATATATTATGGGAACGCTATAAAATAAAAGATAATAAGAATATATTTGAGCTGTTTCCTGATATAGAGTTCTACGACTATACAAAAATTCTTAAACGTAAAACGCCTGGTAATTATCAATTAACTTATTCTCATTATGGTAAGATGTTTGAAACGCTCAAAGCGTTAAAAGCTGGTTTAAACGTGGCAATGGTTTTTAATGAATTGCCACCGAATATCAAAATCAATAATAAAGAATATACAGTCATAAACGGTGATCAAACAGATTTAAGACTGGATGAAAAGATAAACGGTAAACCTGTTATTGTAGGCTTAAAGTTTAAAGCACCAGCTCAATTCAAACAGCAGCAATTACTAGAAGGTATAAAGTCGGGCTTTGTAGTTCAAAGTAATAACAGGGCGTTTATATGCTAGACGTTATTAATACCTTAGCTTTTTATTATTGTATACTGTTAATCTTTATAATAATAATATTAAGCTTTATAAATGAATAAATAAACAAACATAAAAGAAAGTAAGAAGAGCCTGATTAATTTCAGGCTTTTTTTATATCTAGAATAAATTGCCACCTATTATATTAATATTATATATATACATAGTACAAAATAAGGTATAATAGATAATATATTAGAATATGCCTAAAATAACAATAAACAATCAATTCAAGCAATAAATAAACATTAATAATACTTATATCATTAAACCAAAAAGATCTTTTTTTTTCTTAAAATAGCGTATTTAAGGCATAAAATATAAGAATAATAATTAGTACAATTTAAAATCAAAGTTGAAATATTAAGTATATCCAATTTCGTATCACTCCCAAACTTTTTTCAAACTATTAAAAAACGTGCAAAAAAGGTGCTTATTCTGATAACTGATATTATGTATAGTCATTTTAGGGCATGGGGGGATAGGTTAATTCTTGCTTGGGTCGGTTCACATTCCACACAAAATTAGCATAATAACTTTGAATATTCAGGCAAATATAAAAAGTTTGAAAAGAACTTTGAAAAGCGTTAAATTATACCATATGAGCAATATAATTAAAAACCCAGCACAAGATATGGCTATTGATCTTTATGCTTCACAGCCTAATATACAAGCACAGCAGGTAGCAGATAAGTGTAATGTACCTATAGAAACTATATATAAGTGGCGAAAGAACGTAAATTTCATTGAAGCTATATATGATAGGTATATGGTAGAGTTTGGAGGTCAATTACCTAGTGTTCTTATGGCTATGGTAAGAGAAGCACAGGCTGGTAATGTACAAGCAGGTAGGTTAGTCTTAGAGCATAGTGGTAAACTTGTTAAGAATGTTAATGTGACTATAGATAGTCCTTTTGAGAAGTTTTTAAAGAAAGTGGACCATATTGAGGATGCAGAGATTGTTGAGGATGATGAAGTTGTTGAGATGATCCAGGAGATACCTATAGAGAGTGAATTACCAGTTAGAAATACTGAGAGTCAAATAGATAGGTCTAAGAAAGAAAAGAAAAAGCTTGATAAGACTATTAAGGATGAGATTAAGCGTCAAGAATACAATAGAAAGCAGAAAGAATGGTATAATTGGCGTAAGAGAGCTAAAGCTGTTGGTATAGAACCTTTAAAGTCTAAAAGACCTACTCCAGGACAAAGGAAAGAGTGGCAAGATAAAATAGTAGCTGCTGAATCTATTTAACGTATTTACTTACTACTTTTTTAAGTATCACAAACGCTAAGATAACGCCTAGTACTGTTATTACATCTACTAAATGACTACCTGAATCACTTTCAAGACTACCTAGAGGTGTTACTATTGTCATTTTTTTAGTTTGTTTATTCATTTTCGTTCTCACATTCTTCTTCCCATTTACTTAAATCTAACATAGGAAGTGGCTTTTCAATTTTATGGTTTTTAAGTACACTATTTTGTATTTGCATTTTAGCACCACCTTTTACAAAAGGTTTTCCTTTAGCACATCCAATATTATAGACAAAAAAAGTAGTTTTAAATATTCCTACTCTAACTACTCTTGCTGGTCTGTCATCTATAGTTATTACATCATCTGTATTTAAATCTTTACCTACAAAAACTTTTAATCCTTCAACTATACCTTCTATTGCTGAACGAAAAGTAAATAAAGCAATACCAGCGATAAACATCCATCCATAATTGCCCAAAAACTCCTGAGCTACTGATTCTAATTCTTTTTCCATATTGTTCCATTATACTAATATTCTGTTTTGTATTGGATATTTAACTGGGATTAACTGGCAGTAACAATATTCTTTACAAACCGAAAAACCTGTTGCTGGTAAACCTAGACTTTCCCATATATCCCATTCTTCAACTCTTCCTATTCTTTTTTCACAATCAGGACAAATGTTTGTTGAACCAACACTTACCCATCTTAATTTTATGCTATCGCCATAAACTTTATCTTGTCCGACCCTATGACCTTGCATAATTCCTGATACAATTCCTCGTTGAAGAGAATTTCTATATCTTCCGAAGATTCTTCCTCCTGAGGCAAGATCGTCTGCAAGGACTCTGCCAATTTCAGCATTGCTAATGCCTGAAGCTCTAAGCTTTCTAATCTCACTTCTAAGCTCTTGAGTAAAAGCATCAATTGCGAAAGAGAGTTGGAAGGCTGTCCATCTAAAGATTGCTTGTTCTTCTTCGTTAAGTTCTTCTTGGTCAATTCTTTCTTCATCTGCCATCTCTTTCTACTTCCTTTTTATAAGTCGGTTTATTTTGTTAACTAACAATTTTTGTCCTTTACCAATATCTAGCTTTTCTTTAGTAGGTAAGAAGTTACGTCTTGGTACTCTATGGTCTTTTTTCCAAAATCTTGTAAATTCACTACTTTTTTTCTTTACAGTATACCCATCTAAATGATGTTGAGCATAATCTACAGCATATAAACCATCTTTTCTTGCTTCAATACTCTTAAATAGTTTTCCTGATGCTAATAGTGGTGGTCCAGGCTGTTGTCCTCTTTTAATTCTTATTTCTTTAGTAGATGGTTTAAGCTGTCTTCCAGCTTTGCCTTTTTTAATCTTAGCTTTAGCTCCTTTTTCAACAGCTCTTAAAAAATATGGTTCTAATTCTTGTTGAAAAAAGAAATCATCAGGTGCTTTTTCTAATGCTTCAACTAATGGTTTTAAGTCAAACCTTATATCTATTGATAAACCACTTTTATTGTGTATTGCATCTTTAAATGATGGCATCTTTATCCTCTAATAATGATTTAGCGAATCTTTCACCAAATCTTCTTGCTTCTAATATTCTTTTACCTTCAGTTTCTAGTACAAATTGAGCAAACTCTTCTGCCCACTCTTCAGGATTGTCAATTATATCTTCAATTTTACTCTTCGGTAGCTTCGGTTTGAAGTCCTTGAGTTGTTTCAACCTGCTCACGAGCTTGACTAAAGATTGACTGTTTTTTGTTTTTTTGTCTATTGTTGGCAATTTTCTTCTCTGCTTCCTGTATTGTTAAATCTTTATTATACTCTACTAAAAGCTCTGCTTCTGATATTAAATTTAATTGTAATCTATGATTATCCAAAAGAATTTGATCCTGGATTGTCATTGGGTAGTCAGGTTCGTTAAAATCTAACTTTAACTTGTTAGGTAGGCTAATGTTCCTAGATTTTGCAATATTTCTTTCAATATTATACATTTGGTACTCATATTGTGTCCAAAGTGCTAAATCATCTTGGTAATCTTCAAATCTTTCTAAATCTTTAATTTTTAAGGCTATACCACTAGGAGTTTCACCACCATCTTGTGCAAATTGTACATATAGGTGGTTATTTTGTGCTACAAGCTCCATTTGGAACTTAACATTCTCTATAACTTTCTCAATATCTCCTGATGGTGATTTTATATCATAATCAGCTGCCTCAGGAAGCTCTAATATGACATCTGAGCCAAATCTTTGTCTATTTCCTAAATCTGCACCTGTAACTACTGGCTGACCAAACATTTGAAACCTTAAACCAAGTTGCATCTCAGTCATGGTTATATTTATGTGTTCGTTAGCGTTCATTATGTCATTTGCACCTTCTACAAAGAAAGAATCACATTGATGCTCTCTATGTGTAAATACAAATGGTAAAACACCTAAATTATGCTCTTTTTGCTCTAAAATATCACCTTCTTCGTCAAATATAACATATTCTACATCATTCCAATGTATATATTGTAAACCATTGTCATTTGATGCATCTTCACTATAATTCATTAATGGATATGATATAGCTACTGGTCTAAATGGGTCATCATCAAAGAAAGGGTGAAAATAAAATATAGGCTGATAATCAAAGTAAGGCATTTCACCATCAATATACATAATTCTAGTTGCTATACTTCCAATTAAACGTGTCATTCTTTCTATGTGCTTCATTTTAGAGTCTTTAAGTGCAGTTAAATCAGAATATCTATTATTTATGTTTCTGTCTGCACCTACTGTATAGATTCTTGACATTTTATTTATAAACTTTTTAGTTATGTTCGCTTCATATGGAGGAACTTCGCTAAATGCTTCCAAATCAAATCTCGATGATATATATTGGAATGTTGCATTTCCATTATAATAATCTAGAAGTTTATTTACATAACCTTCTCTTTCTTTATGATTATATACTTTTAAATTCTTTAAACTCTCTTTTATTACATCAGCCTCTGAATACATTATCTCTTCCTCACTTTAATTTCTCTGTTTTTAATTGGAAAATGGTTAATAAAAAAATATCTTAATTGATCACATCCATGATCATGGTAACCATCTTTTAATGGTTCAGGTTTTAAATCTTTTCCTTCTACTACTTCAGGATACCTATAACTTTCTAAATCTTCTGCCATACCCATACAATTGCTATTTAAATGTAAGTATCTTTCACCATTAGCATTTTCAATAAAGCTTCTTACATGGTTTATACCAGCAGATATACTTCTCGATGCTTTGTCTGTTATTGTGTTTACTACGATACCCATTTTTCTAAAAATTTCTATATCTCCTACACCTGATTGACTTGATGCTTGTAAACCAGCAGGGTCACCATAGTATCTACCTACTCTATATGGTTTACTCTTAATCATTTGTACAAGTTCATCTGTTTTCATATTTGTTTGATGTATTATTTCATCTATCATGTTTATATGCCATTCACCATTTACTCGGTAGGTTTGATACCATCCCACAGAAGGCATCCTGTACCCAAAATCAATACTACAAAAAGTAGGAAGATGTGGGTTATAAGGATAGTAGCCGACATCAATATTCCTATCAAAAGGATAAACCCT